CAACGACAAAATCCCTATGTGATGTCATTCATTGCCCCCTGCAAAGTACTGAAGATTTTGTTGGCTGGGAAACGCCGCCACCAAGGATTAACGGGCATAACTTTTTGAGTGCAACGAATCCACTCTTCACCTTCGCTTCCTCCACCCCAAACAGTCTTCGATTCCGTCATAGTCAATCACTACATGGCATCCGAAGCTGTTCTTAGAGTGAATACGTCAGCGGGGACGCGAACGGTGGCTCCTGCCAAGGCTGGCGCGGACACTTTATGCTGGGTTACGATGCGTTCTCCGAAGGAAGTGAGGGATGCAGTAGAGATGCCTTGAAATGGAGCGGTTCTGAGAGTAAGATAATCGATTAGAATGGGTTCATTGCTGAGTTTGAGGGTGACCATCCAGTCCACGCCATACAAAGTGTGCTGAATCTCCAAAATACGATAATAAGCGTTGACATTGTCGTTACTGATGACTACGAGCTGACGGTAGCCAGGAATGAAGTCGTTGTCTCCATCCATGGTTATCGTGAAGGACTCAGTGGATTCTTTCTCCATTGAAATAAGGCTCGCTGCCTTCATGCTACATTCATCATCACTGTCTAGAGTATCGTCTTCCGAAGGTGCAGCACATCGAATTCCATATTTGCCAATGCTTAAGGAATCCGAAACTGTGGCGTTGTGATATGCAACACCGAAATGAAGCCAATCAAGCCAGATATCGCCGTCCCCGAGTATTCTTATGCCTTGAACGTTGTCCCAGCTTGGGGTACCATAGGAACTCCAACCATCGGTGTTCGCGGGCCCTAAAGTGATGGTTTCCAGCTTCCAGTCGGTAGTGACAAGACCATTTTCCACCCAAAGCGAAAAGTAGTTAGACATGTCTGGAGCGTAAAGTATGAGACTAAATCCACTGCCGATACCTTGGCATTTCAGCCAGAAAATGAGGTTTGGATACTTATTCTTGAAGGGCACATCGCATTTAGTAACTGAAAAGTAGCGGTAAATCCACGCGCCACTCATATGAAGACTGTAACTGCCGATTTTCTTGTTGCTACCGTCGAGGGTTAAGGTGCCTCCGCCGATATTCCAGCCCGCCAAACTTTCGGTCCAGTCATCACCTGTGTCAGGGTATGTCTTGATGTTCTTTCCGTAAACGGTCTGCTTGTTCTTGATGGAATGAGAATCTATCGGGTGAGAGTATTCCTCAATCTTTTCGGTTAAGTCTACAGTGCTATTGTATTTTCCTCGAGCGAAGAGATGCATGTTACCCGCAGGGTCGACGTAGGAATCAAAGCCTACAACTCCCCCTACGGTAGTGGCCTTCTTACCGATTTCAGTTATGATGGAGTAAGGTAACACTTCATCATAAGTCACGTCATGCAATGAAGCGATGTCGCTGTCCACATCCACAAAAGCGTCGGTGAGTCTAGAGCAGGCTGCAACAGCGTCTTGAATGATGATTTTTCCATTAACGCTAGAGTAAACGTGCTGAATAAGAGATTCGGAATTGTTAAGTTGTTCTCCCAAATCCATGCATTTCAGGTGAATGTAGTAGTCGCTATCCTTAGGATGTCCCTCATATGGAGTCTCAGTCACAACGCCACCGAATACCTTCTTCACGGTGCTTCCAAGACGCCAAAGATAAACAATCACGCGATCAAAGGAGGAAATAACGCCCGTGTATGCTCCACTGGCGTTATTAATGATGAACTCAGCTCCTCCAACGCCATTTTCCAGAAGCGGAAGAGTAATGGTGCCTTGATTGACAACGTCGTCTGAATCGGTCGGAATAATCATCGTGTTTTTCATGATGAAGACGTAATCTATGCTAGCGGTGTTCGATGCAGAGAATCTTATTTTACTTATTGTCGTGGCTCCTGGAAGAGTAAGATTTGTGATGCCTGTTGATGTAATCTCAAGGAGCCATTCCCAAGCTGAACCGTTCCAAACGTAGAGACCAAGGGTCCCATTTACGGCTGTTACTTTGATGGCCAGCTTAGGATAATCGTCGGTATCGATGCTCGTGAAGGTCTTTTCTATGATGCAGGCGGCTTGATTGCCTTTGTTTAAGGAAGCAATGTCTCCGTCAGTCGTGAATGTTGATGTTCCCCCGCTTGTCTTCGACCATCCATCCTCAAGGTTGTCGTCTGCGAATTTAGGTTGAGGAAAGATTTCAACTCTAAGTTGAGGGATAGGAATCTCGCTCACGCCATTCCCATCCGCTTCAATCGATCGATAAGATAATCCAAGTCACTTCGACTTCGAAAAACAGGGTTCGTAAAGATCACGGTGAAGGCCTCCGTTGAAGATTCAGAGGTTCTTGAACCTGCAAGAGGACCCGTCAAAAATTCAAGTGGCGAGGCCTTCTTGTAGAGGCCTAGACCTTCGATGCCCCCGGCTGTGGCCGCCATGCCTTCGGCTATGATAGTTGGAACTTGAGTTTCAAGGTGAGGCATCGAATAGGACACGGCGAAGGTGAGGTCGCGAATTCTTTCGCTTACGAATTCATGGAAACTGGAGAGGGGCACGATAGCTTCTGGCTCATGTTCAGCAATGAGAGCTACTGTAGGAGAGTAAATAACGCCTCCAGAACCGAAAGCAGGCAAAGACTCAGTTTCATGCACCCCGATAGACCTCAGAATGCTAACCCGCAAAGTTGAATCAGTCACATATTCGTTGAAGCGGGAAACTGGAATGATAAGTTCAGGCTCCTTCTCGGCTATCCACGTAATAGATCTACGGGAGACAAGGCCTCCTTTCTCGTGAGTTGGAATCACACCGGTTGCAGCCAAGACTCCAACGGTGATGGCAACAGCTGCAGCAAGCATAATGGGAACGGCGATGCCCATAGATGAAATGGCGTTTGCAATGCCTGAAGCAAGGGCCAACGCGTTTTCAGCGATGACGGAAGCATAGACAGCTGCTTGGCGAGCGCCCTCAGCAATAGCGTGAGCCATTGCGCCCGCAACCAAACCTGCGTCCTGAGCAATACTTGAATTCTTAATCGCAGAGAGCACTCCATGGGCGGTGTTAGAAGCCCACAATGCGGCGGTCCTAGCGGTTTCGGCTACGGTATGAGCTGTGGCAGATGCAGCTTCGCTGATGTTAGTAGCGATGGCAGAGGCTTTAACGCCTAACAAAGCTCCATACCTCGCATACAGCATGTAGATAGTTCCCGCCTCATACAGGAGATGAGTACTCAAAAGAAGAGCAGCTCGTCCAAGGTCTAAGTGTCCGTTAGCGACCTGTTCCAGAACCACGCCTAAAGCAGCTGACTGGGAAGCAAGCCTTGCGGGACCAATCAAAGCAAAACGATAGCTACTATTCACCTTCCCGATTGAAGCGTCCACTCGATCGTTTGCTGCTTCAGTCCTAGCGCTGGAATCTTCAGCGCTCGAGGCCATCTCACTGTAGGATTCGGAAACGGTTCCGCCGCATTCAGAAGCTTGAGCGCCGATGCTGGAGAAAGCGTCGTTCACGTCTTCGACGCCGGCCACTTTGAATTCGATGCCTATTTCTTGCCAAGACGTTTCTTAAGATCCTCCTTCATCTGTTTCATAGCGTCTATTTTCTGGTCGTCACTAACTTTTTTGTTATGTTGTCGCTGCTCGAGGTATTCTGTGAGTATGGCGTGGTCTAAGTGGAGAGCGATTGTAGGTTCAATGTTCAAGTGCAGTACTTCTGTTGGCCTCTTGCCCAGCAGGAGAGCGAGTTCCGCCGCTTTCCTGACCGACTGGTTCTTCAGGTTCACGAAAAAGCTTTTCTTGCTCCCGTATTTTCTTGGCCGTCATTGAAGTCAAGTAAGAGAAGAGTTCAGTGTCGTCGCCTGGCTGTCTAGGCTCCTTCACGGTTGCGTCGAGGACAGCAGAGATCACTTCCTTCATTTTCGTTTGAATCTGTTTAGCTTCGGCAACGTCCTTAGCTTTCTGCCTCACGAGGTCAGCGTAGAGCATGGTATATGGAGTCATGTCCAAAGGAATTACGGACACGGTGTATTCGTGTCCGTTTATGTTCGCGGTATTCAAGAGTTCACCCTAACTACGGTTCAGGATATGAGGCGGTCAGATTCGTGAGTTCCACTTGAAGCTCAGTATATGTTGGGTCATAGAAGGCTTGGAATGGAGCGTCGATAATGCACATTTCACGCTTGTTGATGTGGGGAGTTACGTCCTTTAGGAAGACGCAAACAGGCAGGTAAAAGCGAAGAGTGTAGTAGGTTATTCCGAATAGAGCTCCGGTGAAGGTTATTTCCAGAGCAAAAGGCGTGCCAGCAAGGAAGCGATCGTATTCGGTCGTGTCGTCGAAGACTAAGCTGATAGTTCCGTCTACCTTCCGTTTGCCAACATGCACCTTGTTGAACCATTTGTCAGATGGAATGTTATTAGCGATGTTCAAGGTGAATCCGTGAAGGTAAGCTCTTACTGTGCCACCTGTCTTGTAGACTCCCTGAGAGAAGACGAATGGATTCAATGCGCTTACAGCAGGATCCGCAATAGCTTCTTTCGTTTCGGTGTTGAAGCCTACGAGTTTGAGAGTTGCGTCCAACGCCTTCAGATATTCCGCCTTGAATGTCAAAGTGTCAGCAAGAACGCCTGTCAAACTGCGTTGCATCGAAGCAAAGTCGGTGATGCCTATTTTTGTGGTGAAACTTTTGATGGTGTCAGAACATTTGAAGGTATGAGTGTAGCCTGATCCTGAACTGCCGCTGGATACGGTTCCACCCATCACGAATTTCAGTATCCAACCAAGACCTGCATCAGCTAAGACGGGGAAATTGATGTCTCCCTGAGCCCTGAAGTTTCCATAAGTACGCTTGTTGTAAGATCGACTAGCCGCCGTTTCAAAAGCGATCAAATCTTTGTCTGGAACCACTTTTTCATCGTAGATGTCAATGTATACGTATCCACTGCCGGGATCTGTCTTGAAGGTTGCTTCTTGAACTACTCCGATATATCTATCAACCATTTTTGTTCACTTTTTTCTTTTTTCGGTAATTTCATGCCTATGATCACGGGATCACGTGGACCCCTTGCGGATGAACACGTTGAGCGTTAGGCGCGCGGCCGCGATTATCTGGTTAACCTTGCCCCAATCAGCTCCGACAGTCATAACCTCGCCTTCCGCGGAGACGGGTTGACTGTCGATGACTAGGCCGTCTAGGGTTCGATTAGCCCGCAAAACTTCCCGGACCCTCTCAATTTTATCCATGACGCTTTCCTCCGCGTCATCATCAGTTTTGGCAACGTCAACCACGACGATATGCCAGTTGAAATCCCACTCCTCCGTGTTAGCGGTGTGAGCCTTAATCGGGCCTCCGGCCCAGGTTACGTAGCAGAAGGGATTTTTATTTCTCGTGAAAGGCGGACCGAAGAAAAAGTTGTCAGCGTCAATGCCCAAAGTGGCTTTGTCTGCCACGAGTAAGTCAATGATTTTCTGCGTTATCTCCGTCAACATTTTATGCCATCTCCAGAAGCAGTCGTATCATCTCTTCTGCTAAACTCTGTATTCGAGGCCAGACTTCCTCGCTTGTGCCTCGAACAAAAAAGCGGCCTGGAAACCCCGGATGATTAACATGTTTCGCAAAAACTGTTTTGCCGCCTACTTCAAAAGCCAAAACATTGGCGGTTACAGGATAGATAATGTGAGGTCTCGTTCCGAATTCAACGAAGCTAGCATAGGATGCTGTAGGGCCGACCGAAACAGTGTCAGGGGCCCTTCGCGTTACAATGCTGTCACGGAGGAAGCCAGTCTTAACCGGCGCTTTCTCCCGCATGACCGAGGCGATTAAGTTGCCGCCCCGCTCCAATAGTTCATCAAAAATTCTTGGGACTGCACTCTCAACCCTGCTTCTCCACGCCTCAAACCCTGCCAGGTCAACCTGAAACTCGATTTCCAACCTTTACGCCTGCCCCACCACAAAGGGAACCTCGGCACTCTCGGCCAGAACCGCCTTTCGCTGCTGAATAAAATCGTAAATCTGCTTCTTCAAAAACTCGAGCTGAACAACTTTTTCAGCCGGCCCCGAAAAAGACAGCTGACCAAGGTTTGCGGTCCACCCCGTTGAACTTACGCCCGTTATCTTGCAATAACAATAAATCGCGGCAAGATTTGCAATCGCATTCGCTTCAGCCTCAGAACAGTCTTCCATGTCTAAAGTAACCCTGATCTGGTCACTTAGCCAGGCCGCGGCTTCCCCTATGAAAACTTCAACATCAACATCGCTGATATCTTCAACTGTGAGGCCTAAACGAAGCCTAACGCGCGCAGCATTCCCAGTTGGTGACGTTGGACCCGGTGACACGATAATTTGATAAGTGAAGGCATGATCAACGTCAGGATCGATCATGCTGATGTTTATGCGGAATGTTGTAGAGGCGGGGTTGCTAGGCCAAAAGGTTCTGCCGGCCAAGTCATCTTGAGGCGTCAGCACTATCTCATCGATTGTCGGAGTGAACGATAGACCGTGGAGTACATCAACGTAAGTGTTTCCGGCAAGAATAGTTGCTGAACCCACTCTTAACTCAACTCCCTAAGAAGGTCAAGCTCAAGACTCGAAACCGTTTTAGGGTTGCATATGCTTCTTTGTGGTTTGCCTTGCCGATGTTGGTTAGATTGTGCGCGGAACCCCTTTCGCGCCTTTCTTACTTGAACGCTTGACCAGCGCGGCAAGGTATTCTCTTTTCGGCTGATCATTGCGCGAAATCCTTGATGATGCAGTTTGTTCCACTAGCACCATCAAACGTTATGGCTATGGTGTCATATGATTGAAGAGTCACCGTGACAGTTGCGAGAGAACTGACCGTTAAGGCTTGAGCATTCCAAGTTATCCCGGTGGCATTGTAAATGATTATGGTTTTGAGAGATTGAATACACGTGTAGGTTACTCCGCTTGACCATGTAGCATTATTGCCTGCATCCACAAGATATTTTCCATTGCTAGAGAATGGATTTGCAAGGTAGCCTTTCGGGTTGTAGCCTATGTTCTGTATGAAAGAATTGAAGTTTCCAGCATCCGAGATTGTGCTGGAGCAACTTATTATGTTGTTGAAACTGAATGTGTTGTAGGTTGCTTGTGAGGCTGTTACCAAGGCGAATCTGCAATTATAGATTGAGTTCTGATTGATTGTCGAATTTGTCAGCGCAGCACTGCTTGTTCCTAATTTTATGGCATAGCCGGTAGAACTGTTCTGCATGTTTGATATTGAATTTCCAGTTATAACGTCTTGACGACCAGCCTCTGCTACGATTCCATAACCACCCATTGAGCTATTCGTCGAAGTTATCGTATTTCCAACTACCGAAATTTGCGAACCGCCCAAAAGGAGTATCCCCGCATTCAAGCCAGACGTTACAGTTGTCTGCTGACCTGTCCACAGAATTGTGTTTCCACTTATTGTTATTTGACTTACTTTTTTGGAAGCAGAATCGGCATAGACTACAATCCCATTTTTGCAGTCAACAATAGTGTTTCCGCTTGCCGTTATTGAACTAGAGTTATCTTCGAAGCCTATTCCATAACCTTGCGCGCCAAGATTAGCATATAGATTGTTTCCAATAATTGAGATGCAAGTGGCGTTGAAGATTGTTGATACATAATTGTAGCTGGTAACTGTAGGATAGAATTGATTTCGAGAGACTAGAGAACCATTTTGACATGCTAAGACCACATGGTCGTTGCCGCTGTAAGAAAATATGTTTGAATCAATAGTAACGGTACTGAGGGCATCAGCCCTAATTCCGTAATTCAAGCTTTGTGTTATGAGATCATGATCAATGGTTATCTGGGTGGCGTTAACTAGAGATATGTCGTAAAGAAAACCTGTTTGACTAGCTTTGTTGCCATTTATCTGTAGATTAGTGATTCTCCAGCCTGAACAATTCGTAAGCGTCAAAACAGTAGCGTTGACATTATTGCCTAAGGCAAGAATTGAGCCTAAGCCTTCACCTTCAAGGATTATGTTATTCCTATTCGCAAAACTCAAGCCAGATTGCAACGTATAGTTTACAGCTTTGAAAGAGACTTTTTGGCCATCTGTCGCATTTCCCACCGCAAAAGTAATTACGTTATAGGCACTGGTACTTGAATAGTCAATTTGGCCAGTTGTACAATTCTTCATGCGATACAATGAACCGCTTAAATCCAAAATATAGGAAGCTGGCAAGTCAGGGTTCGCAACAGTATCTGTCCGGTTCTCTCCATTCCACCACAGTTGCCCCGAAAAACTCAGGGAAGTACTATTCAGCCATGTTGCATTATAGATTCCGTAGCCTGCATTCCAGTCTGCAGTTAAGGATTGCGTACCGTTAGCAAGTAAGAGAATAGGGACGCCGGTTAAGTTGGCATATGGGAAAGTGCTTGGAGTAATGCCGATAGGACTCCAGGCACTGTTGTTTCTGACATATAGATATCCTTCGTCGCTGCGATAGAATTCTTGCTTGTCAATAGGGCTTGCTGGGAAGCTTGTTCCACTCTGCACCACCAAGTTTAGTATTCTGACGCCCTGGCCGCTGACAAGCTGGTCTATGGTCGTGCAGTAGAGGGATGTAGCATTCACGGATAAGAGTCCGTAGATGCCGAAGTTGCTAGCATTCCAATCTGCCGTTAATGCTCTTGTTCCATTCAGAAAGAGGTACTGACTGAGATCTGGCTTGTTGCTGAGCAGATTGTAGTCACTTGTTCCACCGCTTCCTGTTCCCCAAGGTACCCATGCTGTACTATTGTAATAGTATACTAAATTGTCCTTTTCGAATAGGTAGCCATCCGAGGGTGAAGCTGGAAAGCTGGATCCATTCTCGATTAGAAATCTGAAGATTTGCACGTTTCCGCTTATGCTGCTGATATTCTGAACATAGATGCTTGTCATGTTTGCAGATTGCGTAAGCAGGTTCCCAGTTGCATAATTGAAGATACTCCATGGAAGGCCGTTGCTATAGTATTTGAAAATCCAGTTCTGAAAATCATCCACAACAGCGTAAGCATTCGCTGCGCAGGAATAGGTTACGTTTCTTGCTCCAACTTCTATGATAAGCCGGGTATTATTGAGTAAGATTACGCTTGCATTGTAAAGGTTTGCCCCAGCTGAGATGTAGACGCTGCCGCCCCCATTATTGCTCGCGTTTCCTAAACCGTTCTGAATGACTCGTGAAGAATTAGTTGTGAAAGGAGTAAGAAACGCTCCATTCGATCCATTCTGAAGACAGAAGCCTAGGTCGAGCTGAGAAACTATGAAACTGTTAGACTTGATGAAGGCGCTGAGAGTACTGTTCACAGGAATATCAAGGCGATTCTCAACTGCTGACACGCGATCCGCGAGGTTAACGTTGACAGTAACGTTCGCTCCAGAATAAACGGCAACCCCAGCGCAAATTAGGATTGCACATATCATAAGCGTCTTAGACCATGTTAGGCCATTCAGCGAAATGTTTGCCAGAAAACCTTTGTTCTCATTTGAACCTGTCATTTTGCGAATTCCCCACGGAACCTTTCACATTCTCCATAACTTTGATGCGATTTTCAAATGCAGACTCCAAATCGGCCAAGATGACCTTCTGCAAGGCCTTAGGCAACCTTAAGAATCGTTCCCACAGAGCCCCCGAAAACTTGACTCGCATCCAAACCAATTAAGTAAACCCTGGAAAACATCTGTATTAAGGCTAATTCAACAAAATACGATAAGATACAACGTTATCTAACATTACTAGCAGAAACAGGCTTAATCCTGTACGTTTTCACGCCTTTACGTAGGAGCATCTCAACCGTATTGCTCCAATCCGGAGGAACACGGTCACTCTCCTCAGCTTCTCGTATTTCATCAGCATGAATCCTCTTCATTTCATTCAGCAACTTATCATCAACTGTCACTGTCAATTTTATCTTGCTATTCGGCGGCCCCTCAAAATCACTCTTCAAGCCCCCTTGTTTCTTAACCATTTACATCACCTGAACCATTTGGCGACCTGTTGTTGGGGGTGCCGGAACCGTGTATGCCACGAAAATAACGCTGTTCGCAGAAGGAATATTACTTTTGTAAAATACTCAGTCGTTCGAAACTTCTCCTGTCGCCACGATTTCCCTAGGCTCTCCCTGAGAATATTCAACCTGCACGTCAACATTTTTCAAGCCGAAATCAGGCAACTTGACCCTGAACCAAGACGGGTCAAACCTGTGCACATGCAATGGTTTAGTCAGACTTGAGGCCTGCGGATCATTGCCATACGGACAACGGATTTCAATCCTGCCTCCAGAAACACGAATCATCTCACCCACAAGAGCTTCAGCATTTTCCAGATGCTCAATCAGGTGTTGACTCAAAACGAGCCCAAAAGAGCCAGTGCGAAAGGGCAAATGACAACCATCAGCCACCACAAAATTTGATATCTTCTTCACATTCAATCCTACGTCATCGCAAACCCGCTGATCCACAGACCTGTGAGCAGTCGCCTCCGGATGCAAGTCAACGTTAACATCGCCCCTACCCCGGTGGCCACAGCCAACATCCAACACATTGAATGCAGTCGATGTATTCAGTTTACGAGACTTTGCCCCGCCGGGCAGAGGCCACTCCGGCAAATGCCCGCACAGGACGCCACCATGAACCTTCGCAACAAAACCGCGAGACTGCACATCAAACATGAAAAGAATGTCAGGAGTCACGTGTGGATCATACCTGAAGCGGAGTCCATCCTCAAAAACTCGTCGCTTAAACAAGATGCAACTCGTTCCCGCCATAACCCACCCCCCCAAAATATTGCCTTGAACGGCTTTAAGAGGCAAATACCAAACCCTCATGTTCTCGTCCAAGAATCCGCAGATCAAGCCGTCCCCGCTATGACGACGCACGTAGCCGCAGGCAACGTCAACATTAAGATTCAGCAACTTCTCAAAAGAATCCTCAGGCACCTCAACATCCAACTCGACAAGCCAAAGATAATCACATTTGCCCGACAAAAACCTGTCAAGAATAACGTTCTGACCTTCAACCAATCCCGCCCAACTAGGCAAATGCGTTGGAGGCGTAACAAAAACCTCATGTTCAACGCCTTCCAAAGCTTCCTCAACATGTTTCAGAATATCCTCTAAATAACCGTGATACCGGTCATTATTCGAAAGACTCGGAATCCCAACTAGAACCTTTATCTTGCCCTTCTCGACCTTTTCGAGTTCCCTAAAGGGATCGGCACATCTTCCACTTTCGCTACTTCTTCCACTTTCGCAATAGGCAGTTCTGCAATTAGCTCTATTTTGGGAGGCGGAGCCTCAACCGTTTTCGGCTTATCCACAGCCTCAAGCCAGTTCTTACTCTGGTACCTGGAAGGAAGATCCACAATGTCGCCCGGATAATGCCTCACGCCGTCCGGACCCGTGAACCGATTCACCTTAGGCAATATCTTAAACTTCACCTTTCAACCTCCATTTCTTGATTTTCCGTTGATTTTGACGTTTACCCCAAGAAAACGGGGGGAAAGTAGGCGAGTTCGCTCTGACCTTGCGCCTAAACGTTGGTCAGTACAGTCAGTTCACAGATTGATGTAGGTCTCTTGATGCGCGGCGCCACGACCTCGAACACTTTGCCGTTGATGTTCATGTCCTCGTCCTGCTGGTTGAAAGTCGTCATGTCCTGGCCGATGGCCATTTCAAAGTTGTCCTGTCCCGGCTCAACAACCAAGGCACTATCAAGGCCCGCGTCGTCCGCGTAGAGATTGTCACTTACGAAGATGCCTGCTTTGCAGACTTCCATGATTTTCTCCAGTTGCGTCACGGACGTGCCGCTGAAGAAGCTCGAGCGTATCAGCGCCAGCCAACTGCTTCGCAGTATTAGGGCGTAAGGGCCTTTGTGTCCGTCAGTCTCAAGCTCCGCGATCGCGTTGCACACCTTGACGAACCCGGTTGTCGTGAAGGCTGTGCCCGCCGTAGTGTTACGTCCAGTTGCCGTTGCCAAGCCTTGGATCCCCAAAGCTGACCAGCCAGTGTATTCGCCGCTCAACAGCAGTTTGTCCTCTTCTTCGGCGCATTGACGCGCAGCGCTTTCAGCGTTGATCGTTTCGATTGGCATTCCTCCGTTGCGGCTTGCAATCACGTCACGCCAGTACAACTTGAATTCCTTGTGGATAACGGGAACTTTGATGTCGAAACCGGCCAGTTCCACGCGGTCCCTGTTCTTCGTTATACCCTGCATGTCAATCGTTGCCGGACCCATATCCGTCTGCTTGTATCCGCGAACACTCGTCAAACCTGCATGCGGAAGCCT